AGATTGCTTGAAAATTTGATGATCAATAGCAAACTACCATGGCCGAATCAATTGTTGCAATCAAATTATCAAATGTTAGAAATTATTTTACATGTACTTAAAACTACAGAAAAAAAATCATTAGAAAATATAATATTGACATTGAATAATAATCAAGAATTTATGTCAATATACCGAGAATTAAATCAAAAACAAGACAAAAAATGCAGTAAACTTAATCTTGAAAAAATAACAGTCTCCGTATTCAGAAATATTTTACGTCAGCACGGTTACAATTGGAAATCCTTGTTAAAATCTAATGACTACTCTATACAAAAACCAAGTAGAAAAATTAATTGGCATCCAGAAATGCTAAAGGTTTTTGTAGACCATGTTGTGTTCAATAAAATTGAGTCAAAAGCACAGGCAGCAAAAACTATTATTGATAACGAGCAATTTATGAAAAAATTTGTTGAAATCAATAGTAACATTAAAGGAAATGCTAAAACAGGTTATTTTTCTGAAAACACATTGAATGTTTTTTTGCGTGATAATGGATTTAGCAACTGGACTGATTTTAAAAACAAGTTGCCATTGTACAATCATCGCATAGTATCAATTAAAAAATTAGAAACACGCATACCAGTTGGAACTTTGACTATTGATAATGAAGAAATTTATCATGGATATCATACATTTGCTATAGAACAAGGCGTTTATACAAAAAATTCTAACATGATGGATGCTACATATAATCCCCTGAGTACACATGAAGATTATTTCTTCCCTCAGACTGCTGACGGTCGTGGATCAAGTGTTGAAATACTGCCTGGTGGTCAAAATCTTGGCGAAATCACAGATCTAAAATTCTTTACCAACAAATTATTCCGTGGTCTGCGTATTCCTGCTAGTTATCTGCCCACAGGCACAGACGATGGCACCCAGGCAATCAGTGATGGCAAAGTTGGCACAGCATTGATTCAAGAATGGCGTTTCAATCAGTATTGCACACGCTTGCAAAGCATGATCATAGACAAACTTGACACTGAATTCAAGATGTTTATGCGCTGGAGAGGTATCAACATTGATGGTCAGTTGTTTGAATTGATCTTTAATCCTCCACAAAACTTTGCGCAATATCGTCAAGCAGATATCGACAGCGCTAAAATACAGACTTTTACTCAATTGGAACAATATCCATATCTTAGCAAGCGTTTCTTGATGAAGCGTTATCTAGGCTTGAGCGAAATGGAAATGGCAGAAAATGAAATAATGTGGGCAGAAGAACATGGCGAAGCAGATGAATCAAGCCCAGGTCAAGCACAACTTCGTAATGTAGGTATTACACCAGGTGGCATTCAAGGTGATCTAGAAGGCATAGCACCATTGCCAGACACTGGCACTGCCCCAACGCCTGAGGTAGGCGCAGAAGGAACGCCGCCTCCGCCTGAATCAGCGCCAGGCGCAAGCCCGCCTGGCGTGGCATAACCATAAATAAAATTATGTTTATATCTGAAATGTTTAATGATGCCAAAATAGGCTATCAAACCGAAAAAGATGATAACAGCGTTCTTCACATGAAGGATATGCGCAAGACCCGTCTTACCCTGCAACATTTGAACAGACTTCGTCAAGCCAATGATGTTCGCAAGTTTGAACACCAAAAAAAATTAGAAACAGTTAAAAAACAATATGCGCCACCGGCAGCCAGCCCAGGTGGCATGCCTGGCCTTTAACTTTTTTTAAAAGTTATCAAAAAACACCTATTTAACCCAGTATTTTTACCAACTTTGTAAATACTTTACAAATGACTTTAATATTTTAAGGAGTTGTAACAATGAACAAATATGAAAAGTTGATCGAACATATCATCAACGATAACGAACAAGCAGCTCGCAAGCTATTTCACCAGATTGTGGTGGAAAAATCGCGTGACATCTATGAAAGCCTCATGGATGAAGAAATGGGCGGTAACGAAACAGAAGAAATGGTTGACGATATTACAAATGAAGTCGAAATGGACGAAGAAGGTCTAGCCGAAGACGACATGGATGATGATTTTGGTCATGATGATGACGAAGATTTTGATCTCGACAGTGATGACGATGAAGGCGTTCACGGCGATTTACCAGCTGACCACGACATGGGCGATGAAAACTTAGAAGATCGCGTGATGGATCTTGAAAGTGAACTCGAAGAACTCAAGGCTGAGTTTGATCGTCTAATGGCTGATGAAGAAGCTGAAGAACATGATCACCCGGGTATTCATGATGTTGGTGGTCCAGATTCTGATGAAGAATTTGATTCTGAAGATGAAGAAGAAGATGAAGAAGATGAAGAAGATGAAGAAGATGAAGAAGATGAAGGCGAAGAACTTGATGAAGCCCGTAACAAAAAATCTTCTAAACACACCAGTCAAGCTGACATGATGCGTGAATATGTAGAAAAGGTAAAAGATTTCTATAAAAACGACACCGCAGAAGGTCAAAAAATTGGTTCTCCTTCTTCAGACAAAACTGTGAATGTCAACAAAAAAAGCACAGTAGCTGGCAAAAATGACATGGGCGGCACCACAGAAAATATCGTTCGTGGTAGCCATAACGAAGCACCAGATGGCAAAGTTATTGAAGAGCCCAAGAACGAATATGCCAAAAATCGTGGAGAACAACCACATGCTGGCAAATTTAAGAACGCTCCCGGTGACAAAAAAGTTTGGGACGAAAAGCACACACCTTATAGCAAGAACCATGAAAAAGAAGGCAAGTTAGTTGGTGCTGACGGTACTCGTCCAATTAACAAGACTGGCCCGATCAAAGGCCGAGTTCGGTAATCACTAGGTCACTGCAATGGCTTTGATACTAAAAGAGCATTTGACTTTCGACAACGCAGCAATGCAGGTGTTGTCGGAAGACGCTCCTGACGGTAAAGGCAAAAATCTTTATATGCAGGGTATATTCATTCAGGGAGGCGTTAAAAATGCCAATCAAAGAGTATATCCTGCAAAAGAAATTGAAAAAGCAGTTGATGCTATCAATCTTCAATTAAAAGATGGATATTCAGTACTGGGTGAAGTTGATCACCCAGACGATCTAAAAATCAATCTAGATCGTGTTAGCCACATGATTACAAAAATGTGGATGGATGGCCCAACAGGCTATGGTAAACTAAAAGTTTTACCAACTCCCATGGGCAAACTGGTTGAAGCAATGCTGTCGTCAGGTGTAAAACTTGGCGTAAGCAGTCGTGGATCTGGTCAAGTTAACGAAGCAAGTGGACATGTCAGTGATTTTGAAATAGTCACTGTAGATATTGTAGCACAGCCCAGTGCACCAAATGCATATCCAAAAGCTATTTATGAAAGCATGATGAATATGCGTGGCGGGCAACAACTGTTCGGTCTAGCAAACGATGCTAGTTCTGATCAAAGAGTACAGAAGTATCTTGAAAAAGCCGTGGTAGGCTTGATTAAAGATTTAAAAATAAGGAGATAACCAAATGCTAGATGCTATCAAATCGTTGCTAGACAACGGCATTATAAACGAATCTACGCAGCAAGCTATCAATGAAGCTTGGGAAGCTAAACTTAATGAAGCACGAGAAGAATTGCGTGCTGAGCTTCGCGAAGAATTTGCTGGCCGTTATGAGCACGACAAACAAGTGATGGTTGAAGCTCTAGACAAAATGGTCACTGACAGCCTGTCTGAAGAAATTTCAGAATTTCAAGCAGACAAGCGGGCTCTAGCTGAAGATCGTGCGAAATTTAATGTTCGCATGATGCAAAGCGCACGCAAGTTTAATGACTTTATGGTCAGCAAACTTGCTGAGGAGATCCAAGAACTACGTCAAGATCGAAAAGAATATCAGAATAGCCTTCGTAAGCTAGAAGATTTCACGACTCGTGCGTTAGCTGAAGAAATCCAAGAGTTCGAACAAGACAAGCGTGCAGTAGTTGAAACCAAAGTAAAGTTGGTGCGTGAAGCCAAATCAAGAATGGCTAAAATGCAAAAAACTTTTATTGAAAATTCAGCTGAGCTAGTACGTGAAGCAGTGACACATTCGTTAGAGTCTGAACTCAACCAGCTAAAAGAAGATATTCAAATTGCTCGCGAAAACATGTTTGGTCGTCGCATTTTTGAAGCCTTTGCAAATGAATTCAGTGTTACACATTTGAACGAAAGCAAAGAAATAGCTCGTATGCGCAAGATCATGCAAAAACAACAATCAACCCTTGCAGAAGCTCGTAAGGTAGTTGATCAAAAAGTCAAGTTGATCGAAAACAAAGAACGTGAAATTCAGTTGATCAAGGAAACAGCAGATCGTAAAGATACTCTCAACAAACTGCTGAAAACACTAACTGCAGAGAAGGCAACTGTAATGAGCCAACTTCTCGAATCAGTGCAGACCACTAAGTTACAGGCTGCATTTGATAAGTATCTACCAGCTGTTCTAACAAACGGCACAAATAAACCAGTGACTGAAAAAGCTGCTGTTTTAACTGAAAGTCGTGTAGAAGTAACTGGTGATAAATCTGCTAAAGCTGCCGAAGTTGACACAAATGTGGTAGAACTTCGTCGTCTAGCAGGGCTAAAGTGACTAACCCTAAATAGGAGAAAAAAATGAAACAAGCACTTTTAGAAAGCCGTTGGGGCGAGACCAAAGAAGCTCTGCTCGAAGGCTTAAACGGTTCCAAGAGAACCACAATGGGCGTTGTCCTTGACAACACTCGCAAGTATCTGGCAGAAAACGCCACAGCCGGCGCTACTGCTAGCAGCAACGTTGCTACACTGAACCGCGTGATTCTGCCAGTGATTCGTCGTGTCATGCCAACTGTTATCGCCAACGAAATCGTAGGTGTTCAGCCAATGACTGGCCCAGTTGCTCAGATCCACACTCTGCGTGTGCGTTATGCTGACACAGTCTCTGGCTCAGGCGGCGCCACTGGCACAACTGCTGGTGACGAAGCTCTGAGTCCTTTCAAGATCGCAACTGCTTATTCAGGCGCTACAACTGGTTTTGCTCAAACCACAGCTACTCTTGAAGGTACTGCTGGTAACCGCATCAACGTGCAGATTCTGAAACAGGTTGTTGAAGCCAAGACACGCAAGCTCTCAGCTCGCTGGACTTTTGAAGCTGCTCAGGATGCCCAGAGCATGCACGGTCTAGACGTTGAAGCCGAAATCATGGCTGCTCTTGCTCAAGAAATCACTGTTGAAATCGACCAGGAAATTCTTGGTTCACTTCGTGCACTTTCTGCTATTGACTATGCATATGACCAGTCTGCTGTGTCAGGTACTGCTACATTCGTTGGTGACGAACACGCTGCTCTGGCTGTTCTGATCAATCGTTCTGCTAACCTGATTGCTCAGCGTACTCGTCGTGGTGCTGGCAACTGGGCTGTTGTGTCTTCTGCTGCTCTTACTGTGCTGCAGAGTGCCACTACTTCAGCTTTTGCTCGCACAACAGAAGGTACATTTGAAGCCCCAACCAACACCAAGTTTGTTGGTACTCTGAATGGTGCCATGCGCATTTATGTTGACGCTTATGCCAATGATTCAACAAACGTTCTTGTTGGCTATAAGGGTTCAAGCGAAGCTGATGCTGCTGCGTTCTATTGCCCATACATCCCATTGATGTCTTCTGGCGTCGTGTTGGATCCAAGCACTTTTGAACCAGTAGTTGGCTTCATGACTCGCTATGGATATGTGGAGCTTACGAATACTGCATCGTCTCTTGGCAATGCAGGTGACTACTTGTCCGAAATCTCTGTTGCGAACCTTTCGTTCCAGTAAGATTAGGCGATATAGTCTAAAAAGAAAA